TCATTCCTGTTCCTGCAGTTGGCGGGCGCTGAGCACTGGATAGGTGAAGCCCAGCTGGCGTGCGCGCGCAAGCTTGGCATCGCGCGTGTACAGCAGCTTCCAGTTCTTCTCGGGCTTGTAGCTGTAGGCGGTCGTGGCGCGGTCGCCACCACGGTTGCGCGCCTGGCTGCGACGCCAGGCACGGTTTCTTGCAGATTCCATGATGTGTTCTCGTGAGTACCGGGTTCAGCAGCCGCGGTAGTACGAGTGGCGCGCAGCATACACCGCGCGCACAAAAAAGCCCACGCATTGCTGCGCAGGCCTCTTGATTCATCACAGTGGTCGGGACGGCCGGATTCGAACCGACGACCCTCTGCCCCCCAGGCATCGTCACTGATTGATCCATCATATTGATCTGTAAGGGTTTCTGGCCTGTGCGAGGCCTCCCAAAAGTGCAGATTGCGCCCCAATCCGATCAATCACTTACGCACGGATAGGGTGCAGCCTGGCCCTACCCCATCCACCCGAATGGCGGATCCAAGTCAGCCTTGGCCAGCCGGTTCCCGCGGACCTTCTCCTGCCACGCCAGGATCTTGGCGACGTCCTCCCGCAGCCTCGCCTCGTGCCTGGTCACCCATAGCTCGGCCCCTGCCCGGCCCTGCTCGTAGCTGCTGCACCAGCGGAACGGACCGCCGGGGCCATGCCGGTGCCGATCCAGAGAGGCGATCCAGATGCCATCGTTCACCCGCTGGGCCATGGCCACCACCCACACACCATGGCAGGCGATCACGGTCAGGGGGTCATCCGGGCGGCTGGCGGACCTGGTCGTCCAGTTGAAGTCGGCGGGTAGCGGCATGGCCGGGAGGATACGGCCGGCCGTCGCAGATCCTGCGAACGGGCCAGCCACCTCCCTGAACCATTTGGCCAGAGTCGAGCCCGACTCGACCCTGCTTCAACCCGGTCGGGTCAGCCGGGCGCCCGGTTGGGGAACGCAACATGGGGAGGCGTGAAGTCTGCCGTGTAGCGCCCCACACCCTTGGTAAACCGGACCTCGTCGAACGTTCCGACCAGCTGGGTGCCAGGCACGAGGACGCCATTGATCTTGTCGCAGCCAATGGTGAAGGGCGTGCCGCTGTAGTCGTAGGACTGCGGCATTGCGACCTGGCCAGACATCAAGCCATCAACGAAGATCCGCCCCACGCCGGCAACGCGGCTCACCGCGACGTGGTGCCATTGGCCATCGGCAATCGTTGCGACGGACGAAACCAGGGGGGCATTGAAGTCAACCAGCACAAGCCTGCCAGCAGAATCCGCAGCCAGCTTCCAGGTTCTACGGGCGTCCTGATAGAAGCTGATGATCGAACCAAGCCCGGCGGGGGCCGCCGGGCATCGCACGAAGCACTCGGCAGTGAAGTCGCCGGTTCCAACGGCGAACACCGGCGAAGACACGTAGTACACACCGGCCCCCGGATCGGGATTTGCCACGCCATCGACGAAGCGCCCCGGCACGATCTGGCAGCCGCCTGGCTGGATCACCAAGTTGCTGTGGGGCAGAGGCGCAGAGTTGATGAATGTGCCATCAGGTCGCACGTACACCGGGTCGAAGTGGAGCAGCAGCACCACACTGGCGTAGTAGTCGTCCCCATACATCACCTTTACCTGGCCACGCCAGATGGCACTGCGACCTGCCGAATCCTTGGCTTGGATGGTGAGATTGAATGTCGCTTCCTGGTCGATGCCAGAGACCAGCTGGTGAGTCCAGGTGAACTCATCCACGAAGAGGGCCTTGTTCTCCCGATGCCTGATCCCGCGGGCCGCGACATTGACGAACAGGCCCGGCTCAGGCGGAACTGCGGCCACGGTGGACGGGTACACCCGATTCTTCGATGCGGACATGACCGCATTCCCCTCGCTCGTCGCGACCAGCTCCCCGGTGCTGCGGCGCCATTGCAGCTGGACAGCAGCGCCCGCGTTTCCTTCGGAGCTGGCCCCCTGCCGCACTGCGCAGGTGGCGGAGATGGCGCGGCCGGGGATCGTCGGGTACCGTGCGACGTTCTCGATCAGGGAGCTGCCATAGGCGTCCAAGTACCTCGCAGCCTTGGCACCGACCGGTGGATTCTCGGTTCCAATGACCCAGCCAGGCCCCTTCTGCCACATGGTGTCCCCATCCTCGAAACCGGGGTTGGGGATCACCGCAGCAGTTTCGAGGTAGGCGGGCCAGGACAGCACGATCTCACCGGCTGCCGCGTCGTAGGCGATGCCCGATCCGTTGGGAAGCGGGTCGCCGTCGATTATCGCCACCGAAACACCGCCGATCGGGTTGTGCAGCTTCAGCCGGCCCTGGTATGCGTCTCCCGGCTTCGCAACAGGCAGCTGCCCGTCAATGAACATGGCGAGGCGGCCGGAAACCTGGTCGAGGTCAGGCCTATCGAAGATCCGCATGTTCACGCCCTCCGGCCGACCAAGTACACCCGCAGCCCCTTCGCCAACGCGTTTCCAACTTGGTCAACGTCGATGGTGATCTCATCGCCGGCGAAAAGGACATCGCCGCCTGGCGCATACACCGCCGGCGTTGCTGCGGTCGTGGTGGTCCGCTCGTTGTTGTCGAAGGTGAGCCGGGTCGAGAAGATGCTGGTGCCGTTGCGGTTCACGTCCACCGTGAGTACGGTTCCCGCTGCCTGGGCCACCGCAAGGCTGGCATAGCAGCCACCTGCAACCACCGAGTCCAGCACCATGCCGAATGGCATGAAGTAGCTATCCTTCGCGGTGCCGGTGCCGATGTTCGTTCCGATCAGGGCGCTGCGGTCCTCCAGCTCGATCACGATCCTGTCTGGCGTTTCCACAGTCCGCAGCAGGTCGCCCGAGGCCAGCCATGTACCAGCATCCGGCGCGATGCAGGAGGCGCTGATAGGAGATCCAACAACGCGAGTTTTCGCGCTGAATCCAGTAGCGGCGATGACCTGGCCGGTTCCTTCAGCCACCAGCGTGACCTGCCCGGCTCCCATCTGGGCAACCGAGAAGAACTGTCCTTCCTTCCAGTCGGCGCTGCCGCCCGTGTTCGCCCGCATGGTGAGGGTGATCGGCGTGGCCGAGTTGGCCAGGATCAGGGTGTTGTGCATGTCCCCGGCCAGCGTGGTGTTGCCGGTGACGCTGACGATCCGCGGCGCAACCGTGTAGACCGGCGGTTCACCGATCCACGGCCTTGCGTAGCCGCGCAACGTGGTGAAGCCCTGAACGCCGTCAGCCAGCGGCACCTTGAACCGAATCGCCGGCGGCGCACCATCGACACCCGGCACGATCAGGAATTCCCCTACCCCAGCCGCATCAACCGGCCGGGACACCTTGTAGTTTCCAGCACCGGCAGTGATCTCGACTGCGGTGTCGTAGAACAGCGGGCTCAGCACGTCCGCGCCGGCCAGAGGGAAGTCGGTCACCTCCCCGTCGCCCTCGAACGTCCACAGCCGCGGGGTGATCCCGATCGTGCCGCCACCGCCCTGGATCTGCTCGATCAGCACAAGCGCACTGCGAAGGTTCAGGGCGTCGGCCAAGGCCGTGGCGTCGCCCACATTGGTGATGCGGCTGCCCTTGGCGTCCCAGACGAACTCGCCCGTAACTGGGTCCTGGACCAGCTGCATGCCGTTGTCCAACAGCTGCTGAAGCTGCATCACCCGGTAGTCGAAAGCGTCTTCGTGGATCTCCGGCAGGAACGCGCCCTGATTGGTGATGTCCGTCGGCTGGTCCATCGGGACCGTGCGCAGGATCAGGATGTCGGCATTCAGCGCAGGCGCGACGTTGAAGGTCACCTTGCTGGCCGGCTGACGCAGCCCGGTTACCGTGTACTGCGCCGGCGGCACCAAGTTGTAGACCGGGTGCGTGCCGGTGAACACCTGGATGTGGCTGGACAGGAACGCCCTCGGCCCGTTGAACGCGGTGGCGACGCCGTTTCCCACGTAGGTCTTGCGGCGGTCGTTTGCAGAGATTGTCATCTGATTTTAGGCTCCAAAATGAAAAGCCCCGCGATGTGCGGGGCTGCTAGATCAAGCAATTTTCCAAGCCAAGTTCACCAACTCCCAAGCCTGTTCCGTTCTCAGACTTGGAAACCTAGCCATCACCCTGTTGAACGACTCACGGCCGCGAACGTTCACCGCTCGGTCCAGTGGGAATGGGACAACGTTGGTCGATCCACGCCCCTCGGTGACCGAGCGTTCGAATTTGACTGCGCCCAGAATGCGTGTAGTCTTCGCCATGATTTCCTCGCTGGAAGTCGATTTCTGAAGCCCCGGGGTCTCGACCACCCTGGGGCTTCTCTTTTTGGGGTTACTGACGGGCGACATACGCCTCCAGTGCCTTGATCAGGCGTTCGGCCGTTTCTTTGTCCAGCGGCGCCGGCAGGGCTTGGATCTCGGCCTCCGTCCTCATGATCACCAGCGATGCAGAAAGCCGATGGACAAACTCAGCTCCAATGGATCGGTTGTTCGCGGCCGCCAGCCTTGCAAGTTCCGCGTGTAGCGCCACCGGAAGGCGAATCTTGAATTGCTTGCAGCCAGCGCTCATGCGGCCTCCAGTAGGCCGGACAGGCCGATTACCTCTAGCAGGAGCGGGAACTGAGAGACGTAGAAGTGGGGCTGTGTCTCGCGGTTGTTGGCGGGGCTGGTCAGGTTCTTGCCGAAAGCCATGCCAGCCTCAGTAAGACACCAGTACCTCTTCTCCCCACCCTTGCTGCTCGCGCGCGACCGATGCTCAGCCAGCCCTGCCCGCTCCAGCATCGGATACACCTTGGTGGCAGACAGACCCGTTCTGTGGATATGCAAGAGGCTACGGAGCGAGTCCGTTGGCTCGCTGCTCCCACCTTGGGCACCTGGCGCATCAACCGCATATGCGGGCAGCAGATTCCCGTGTCCTGCCATACAGGCAAGCTTTTGGAACATCCCCAAGACTTCGGATGCAGGAAGGTTGAGCGCACGCCCTGCCGCCTCGATGATCGTGCACCCGTCCCCGACGAAACTTGAAGCTGGAACCGCCTGCCGGGAGTACCCGCCAGTCCGGCGGATCGTCGGGAGGACCTCTTCGAAAACCCATCGTTCGAACCTCTCTGCAGTAGGCAACGAGCTGTTGACGATCAAACGCAGAACATCGGCCTCGGCGAGAATTCGGGTGTCTTGAGTGCGCCCCCTGGCGTCAGGTATGGGGTAACGATTCGTTACCCCCTTGCAGTGGTCACCCATCGCCTTGCTGGGATTGGCATAGCCAAGGGCATCAGTGATGTCCTTCCCGACGAACCACGGCTCCCCGTCGATCTCAACGGTCCGAATGCTGATCGTGTCGAACTGGAACGGGATGATCTGGCTCATGCCGTAGCTCCCTGCTCCACCCGCTCCTTTCGCTCCTGGATCGCACGCACGATTTCGCTTGTCACAGAACTGCGATTCTTCACTTTTTGATCGTTCAGCCATTCGCGAAGTGCGAGCGGCAGCCGGAAATTCACCTGTTCCGTATCTTTCATGCCGATTCCTTGTTGGTTGGTAGCGCCGTGCTATGTAGCACGGCGCTAGTAAAGCACCGCACTTTATAGCTGTCAAGCACTGTGCTCTATATGCTTGCCGCCATGGCAAGAACAGACCCCCAAGTAAACTTCCGAATCCCGGCCGACCTGCTCGAAAGGGTTAAGGCCGAGGCGGCGTTGAACAACCGGACGATTACCGCTGAGCTTGTTTCACGGTTGGAGAGCAGCTTTACGGAACCTGTCGCCCCCCCTTTCTCCAAGGACGAGTTCCCAGACTCGCTGGTCCTGAAGTTTCACGAGCTGATCAATCCCGCCCTCGTGGAAATGTCCAGAATCGAGAACGAGACGCGGCTGAAACTCGCTGGAACGGGACTGAACCAGGAACAGATCGACAAGGCGATGAAGGTCAAGGTCGATCCGGAAGAGCTACGGAAGAAGGCCGCCAAGCGGATCAGTAAGAAGTCGTCCAAGCCGTAAAGAAAAACCCCACCGGATGGTGGGGCCCATGCACCCAAGGACTGAAGCCATGACCCTCGCCTTTCTCTGTGTCGCCATCGCCTTTGCCGCCGGCGTGATCGGAGCCACGCCTAAGCGGGCTGCGATCTTGGGGACCTTGGTAGGCGGGATCGCTGGCGCAGTGATCAGTTTGGTCGAGCGAGACTTTATCTACTACGGGATCAGCTGGGAGGAGTTCCCTTGGGAAGTTCTCCTCCCAGCTGCCGCCGCTGCGGTAATGGCCTTCGCCGTCGCCAAGCTGAAGCGGTAGGCCCTACTTCTTCTTGTCGGGCAGCGCCTCCCCATCGGCATAGAACGGGGTCTCGCCGTAGACCGCCATCTGGGTGAGTTCGAGCGCTCCTGTGTCCGGATCGTCCCAGATTTCCTTGTACGCCTTGTCCCACTTCCTGGCCTGGGTGGACGGCGCACCGACCAGCGGGCCGGCCAGTTGCAACAGGTCGACCGTGTACTCATCCCAGCTGTCGCCGAAGGACTTACCACTGTCCCAACGCTTGGCGATGCGCTTCGTTGCCTTGCCCATGTTGTTGATCGCAGTCGCCAGCGGTGCGCTACGAGCGTTCGGTGGCCGATTCGCCAGCAGAGACTCGGCGATTGATGCAACATCGCGCACCAGCGGCAGGGTCTGCAAGGGGAACAACCCCACTTCCGTGACCATCCAGGTGATCCAGTCCTTCTCACCGTCTTTGTCGTCATCGTCTGCCAGGCGGCCGGCGAGCATTGCGAACACCGTGGGTGCCAGTACCCACTGCAAGAACAACGAGGCGATTCGAGCTGACCCTTCGCGCGATGCACCGCTGCCTTCGGTCGCGGCGCGGAGCCTGCCGAAGATGACGAACATCGGGCCCATGTACTGGCGGGTCTGCCGCAATGCCGGATCGCGCTCGAAGGTGGAAAGGTCCTTCTTGCCAGTGGCCGTCTGTGTCATGCGGATGGCTTTGTCGGCCAGCTTCACTGCATCGACATCAGGCGTCCCCTTGCGACGCTCGGTCTCGTACCGCGCAAGCCAGATGACGCGAGACACGTCAGCATCAGCCATCCGATGCAGTGTCATCATCAGCCGGGTGTAGCCTGCATGTGCGCCCTTCCATCGGTCGCCGCGGATCTTCCCGATGGTGGTGGCATACATATGGTCGACTTCCTGCAGCTTCGCCGCCATGAATGGCGACTTCGCAACGATCTCCTGCGTCAGCTCTGATCGATTGGCTTGGAACTTTACGAACGACCGCAGAACCGATCCAACACTTGATCGGTCGACGCCCTGGACCAGGGCCGAGCCGTAGTTTCCAAGCGCGATGTCTGGGCGAAGAGCCAATGCCGCGACCGTGCTATTGGCCAGAAGCCCGTCGCCGAACGCGCGCCACTTCGCCACGTTCCCTGCAGCCTCGGTGCTGCCTACAACGGAATATGCCAAGCCACCGGTGAGCGAACGCAGCGCGGATGGGCTGAGGCGGGAACTTACGTAGTTCTTGATGCGCGGATCGTTCAGCAGCATGTGCACATCGCGGACCGCCTCGCGATAGGCGAGGTCAGTCATCACCTGATCAAGGTGTCGATTCACGACCAGGCCATAGTCCAGATTCAGCGCTGCCTTGACGGTCTCGGCACGGCCCTTCACGTAACCCTTGCTGGTGGCCGCCCGGCCTGCACCGGTTGCCATCAGCACCTTCATGGCGTCCTCGCTCGCTTGAACGTCGCCGACCACAGAGCGGGTTGAGTCATAGGCGAGCGGGAAATAGCCGCCGGCCATGTGAACGACTTCACCGCCAGGCATTTGCACGTCGAACGGCACCGCCTCCACGAACTGGACCGGCACACCGCCCATCCGTGCGTTCAGGGCTTCAATGTCGGGACGCATCGAACCGATGGCATCCCACATGCCCTGGACATAGCGCAACTCGGTAGGGCTTAGCATTGCTGCCAGGGAGTTGAGGTCGCCTTCGGTCAGCAGGATCGTCCTGGTACTGGTGGTGAAGCCCCCTTCCATCAAGCGCTGCCGATTTCCGGCGTTGCCCAGGTTCAGGGCCATGCCGATCAGCCGCCGACGGGTCATCGCAACATCCTTGAAGGTCGCGACCTGCCGCAGGTTTTCCTCCCAGTTCTTGGGCAGGCCAGCGTGCAGCTGCTTCAGCTGGGTTCCAACTCGCCGCATCAGCTCGCTCTTCTTTGATTCCGCTTGCTCCTGCGCGTGCCAGATGAAGTCGTGCCACGGCCCAGTCTCTCCGCCGTCGAGCTTCTCCAGGATGGACTCTGGACGATCGATGTCATCCAGCAGGCCGCTCGCAGTCCTTGCTGCCCGCGCACCTGCCGGAAGGTCATCGGCAGCAACGAACTCCCTAGCTTCGCCCAGCACCGATGTTGAGCGGTTGAGCATCTCCGCGATGGCGCTGGCCTTGTCCGCCTTTCGTGCGCCGGCCAGCAGCTGGTTCTGCCGGCTGGCCAAATGGGACAGGTTTTTGATCGCCTCGGCGAACTCCCGAGCCTCTGCGAACGGCACGTCGCGAAACTTAGTGGGGTTGTCCAGCCGTGCAATGACCGCATTGCCTACCGCCGTGACCTCACCACTGTCCTGCAGCCCTTCGACCCAGTCCGCCAGGGCCCGAGAATCACCGGGCGCTTCCTTGCCGAAACCATACGCCGCCAGCAGACCGTTGACCTGGGGGAGGAAGCCACTTCCTGCCTTGGCGAGACGTTCCTGTGCTGGCGTGCGGGTCAGCTGTGTGGCTGCGCGCTCGATGCGAGTAAGGCGCTTCTGTGCTTCGATCGCGCTCCGATACAGTGCTGCATTCAGGGCTTGCTGACGCTTGGCCAGCAGTGCCTCGCCGAATCGTCCTTTGGTCGCTGCTGCGGTTGCAGCCCGGGCCGCATTGCGCTCCGCTGCCAGATAGGCGTTCGGGCGCAGTTGTCGCGAGGATTTCCGATCGATCACAGCCTCGGCCACAGCCTTCAGCTCGCGGCGATTCGGACGTGGCTGCTCCGCCAGATTGGCAAGAATCGCAAGTTCCCGCTCCAACAGCCGAATCCGCCGACTGTTGTGGACCGCTTCCATTGCCTTCTCCGGCAGCGAACCATCGATCATGGGATCGCCGTATCGTTCCCGCATCCTGGTGTCAGCTTCCTCCCGCACTCTCTGGCTCAACTGCGTTCTGGTGGCTAGGGCGTCCACCAGCGCATTGGCCGAGTCGAAGCCATGCAGCGGGGCCAGCATCTCAGGCGACACGCCACCTTCGTCGCGGTACAGCCCCTTCAACGGCTGCAAAATCGACTCTCCCCAACCTTCGACCAGCGATTCGCGGTCCAGCTGGACGCGCTGGGACTCTGGTATCGGAGTTCCATCTGGGAAGGTTTCAGCGCCAGACAGTGCAAGCGCCAGGCGCTCGGTCTGATCGACGTTCAGATCCGAAGCAACCTCCCGTCGCATTGCGGCCAGCTCTTCCTTCCACCACTGCTTACGTGCTCTCGCATCAGCCTTCTGCAGTTTCGCCATAAGGTCGGCCTCGGCCTGCTCACGGGCTGCGGTGACCTGCGCCTGGTACTGAGCGAACTGGCGCTCGGTCATGCCCATCGCCTGTGCTTCGGCCAGGTCGCGCGCAATCGGCTCGTAGCTGATGCGGGACTGTGCCGCTTCGATCTCCTCCTGGCTGGCAAGCATGCGGTCGAACACACCGCGCACTTCGTCGGTGAGCGCGACGTCTAGGTTCTGCAGGCTGCGGTAGATGCCGAGAATCCACTGCTTGAACTGGCTGAACACCGACTGCAGCTCCGGCGTCGGCGCCTTGCCCTCGCCCAGGTAAGCCTCGAAGCCGCGGGCGAACTGTTCGTGCTGGTCGACGCCGATCTGGTCCGCTGATTCTACGCCGAACCACTTCAACAGCGCATTGAGGTCGGACCGCAACTGCGGCGCGGCATCTTCGGCCGTGGCCAGGTCCCGGTATACCTCCAGGAAGAAGTGCCCGGATTCGTGCAGGAACGTCGACAGGTCCGCGCCCTTGAACAGACTGATCTGCATGGCCCGGTCGGGGCCAATCTGGATCTGACCGCGCGGAGCTGCGCCGCCCTGGAACAGGATGTCGCCGGCCAGCACCTCGCGCGCAGCGGTGTCTGGCAGCGCCACGCTCCAAGTCTGCCGCAGGCCTTCGATCGGGTCGTCCTGCACGATCTCGCCGCCGGTGCGCTCGGCTTCCGTGCGCGCCTGGTCCAGGGTGAGGAAGTCACGGGCCTGACCCTGGTCGTCGGCCAGCAGCCACTGCCCCGCCCGCTGCACGTAGGTGCTACCGTCGCGCTCGATGGTCTGCTGGCCACGGGCGTCGGTGGCAACCTGCGGCCGGCCGAACAGGCCGCGCAGTGCGTCCATGCCCCGCTGCATCAGGGTACGCGGTGCACGCGGTGCGCCACCCTCTGCCGGGGCATCTGCAATCTGGATGCCGGCGGAGTAGCGCTCGTACAGGGCCATAGGGTCCTGTCCGGTCACCTCCCCCAACCTACCGAACACTGCTTGCCAAAGCCGCGCCTGGCTGTCCGCCTGCGCAGGTGTGTATCGCTCGGTGGCAGCGAGCTGCGCCAACACGGACTGTCGGACCCCATCGGTGTCGAGCTGCGCGGAATCAACGGACTCCTGCCCATCCTCTTGCACGCCCAGCTCCCGGGCGATCGCTTCGACATCCAGCCCTTCCACTTCGGCCGGCGACAGGCCTTCCGGCGTCGTTCGCGTGTGTTGAAGGATCTCGCTCCAGTTCGGTAGCTGCGGAACAGCGGCCATCCAGTCCGCCTTGGAGATCGTGATCTGGCCGGTTGCCATCTGCTCGGCCAGTGCCTCCTGTCCGCCCACGAGATTCTGAAGAACCTGTGGTGCAGACTGGAATAGCGTCTGAGCCTGCTCGGCGTCCAGGTAGAGGTTCGAATCTTCGCCCACCAGCTGTCGAACAATCGCCCGCATGTCATCAGGCGAGCGCGCGCCGAGCTTCAGCTCTGCTGCGGCCTGGGTTGCCGCTGCCAGTTCGGCGTTGGTGTCCTGCGATCCGATGATGTTCTGCACCTGCTCGGCGGCAGCGCGCGTGCGCGACCGCGGCACGCCGGGGATTCCCAGCAGCGCTCGAACGATCGCGCCCACAGCGCCACCCTGTGCCGCGTTATCGGCGACTCCCTCAGTCAGGGCCTGCTTCGGATCCACGAACGCCTGCAGCGCCGCATTCTGGGCCACCTGCTGCCCTGCCTCGGTCGCCCCCTCGGTCGCCGCCGCGATGCTGATGTCGGCGATGTAGCGCATCGTGCTGCTGCGGATGTTCGGCGGCAGGCGCTCCACCAGCCGCTCGATGCCCAGACGCTCCAGTGCACCCTGCGCCAAGCCACCGGTGGCGATGGCCAAATCACCCCGACCGGTACCGTAGGCACCCTTATCGCGAACCGCGTCCGCCATCTGGTCCACGCCCATGCCATACGTGCTGGCCGGCAAGGTTTGCGGGGCGTAAATGCTCTGGATGACCATTGGACCGACCTGGCCCACACCTTCAGCCACCTGTGTGCCGAACGTCTGCCGTTGCTTCGGTGGGGCGATCCAGTCGGCCAGCTGCTTCAGATACTGACCGGTACCGACAAACGAATCGCCCGGCCGCAGCCAGATCGGCACGTCGCTGCGAGCAGGGCCGCCGCCGCTGGGCACACCCACACCCGATAGACCCCGATCCAAGGTGCGCTCACCCAGGTTGTAGGTCTCACCCACACCGCCCACTGCCATACCGATACCACGCACGGCGCCAGCCGGCAGCGACCGCAGGACGTCAGTGGACGACTCAACGTCCTCGGGCGTGGACTTGCCGGTGCGTGCCCGGTTGACATGGCCGTACACGCCGATGCCGGTGGAGACCATGTTGGCCAGCAGCTCCTGTGCCCAGTCCTGCTGCTTTGGCTTGGACAGCGTACCGGCGAACTTCTCGACGCCGTCCACCTCATCCTTCACCAAGCCCAGTTGGCGAGGATCTGCCAGCCAGTCGGCCAAGGCAGGATTGCGCTCGCGCACGCCGTCTATCTTGCGCTGCAGCTCCATACGCGCGGCCTGTTCCGGGTTGCGCGCCAGAACGTCGGCCGGTACGCCAAGGCTGGTTGCCTGGCGCTGTGCGGTGGCGATGGCGTCAGGCGAGAACTGGCCGGCGCCCACCACTGCCCTACCAGTATCGGTAGGGAGACCGCGAGCCGCCTCTGCATAGGGATTTGAAGTTGGCGCAGTCTTGGTGGCCGCGTCGTCGGGGAGCGCAGCAGCTGCCGCAGAGTACGGATTGTTCATTTCTTCCCCAGCCAGAGCTTGTTGATGTTGTCGGCGGTGACAGGTTTGCCTGCGGCACGAAGCGCTTCCTCGATCTGGATGCGATCAGGCGCCGGGATGTTGAGGTCCTGTACCCGGTAGGTCTCGGTGTTGGTCCCCCACAGCCGTCCAGGCCTCTCGACAGTGCCCTGCAGGGTCAGGAAGTCAGCCTGCTTCAGCACTTCGTCATAGCCCGGCTTGCGCTTTTTCTCGTTCTCGAACTGCTCGGCCCAGCGGCGCATGTCCGTGGTGAACTGCCAAGCCTTCGTACCCTCAGCGTTGCTCTTCCCAATCTCGGAAGCAGGGATCTTTAACGTCCCCGTTACGTACTGCTTCACGATGGCGTTGATCTCTGCCTCGCTGGCAACGCTGGCCGTCTGTTCCGGCTTGCCCGAGAGCAGCTTTAGCTGGGCGTCGGCATAGCGCTTTCGGTCGGACGCGGACAGCTGCAGGTTCGGGTCGTAGGGGTTGAAGTGGGTCAGGGCGACGCGGGCCGGCTCGCCGCCGAGGGACGCGCGGTACACCGCTTCATCCATAGCCAGCACCGTGGTGGGACTGCTGGTTTCGGCCTGGCCGGTCTGACGCTGCTTCCAGCGGGCTTCGAGCGACGGGATCCAGCCGCGCTCTGCTGCACGCGTGTAGTTCCGGCCCAGTAGTTGCCGCAGGCTTGCCCCGCTGTTCGGGTCGGCGTTCTCCACGGCCAAATTGATGGACTCGGAGACGTCTCGATCCTGCTCTGCGCGCCGAGCCTCTGCGACAGCCAACCGATCTCCATAGCGCTGCCGCGCTGCTCGACGCCTCCGCGGGTCAGCGAATGAGTCGAAGTACGCCAGGGCGTCGGCCTTCGAGCCTGGATCTCCTTCGGGCGCCATGGCCTTGCGCTGCGGAGGTAGTTCCGCGTGGATGTGCGGGCCAGTCCCATGGGGCTCGGTGATGACCTGGAACCCGGCCGCTTTCAAATCCGCTACGAACGCGCTGATCTGCTCCGGCGTTTTTCCCTTAACCGACCAATCCCGGGCAGTGCCCCGGCTCTCCAGATGCTGGCTGTTGGCCACACCGCCGACGCTACGGTTCTCCTCTTCGGAACGCGTGACGCTGGTGGTCCTGAAACCATGTTGCGCGCCGAGCGATGCGAACTGGGTCTGAACGCTGGCAGCATCTGCACGTGCAGCCATGACAGGATTTCGGGTCTCCCAGGCGTCCACGTCCGCGTCGGCCTGTCGGTCCTCAACGTAGGGCCTCAACTCGCGTTCCACCGCTGCGCGATCCGTAGGGGTCAGCTGGTCTGCATAGCGGTCGTAAAGGTCCTGAGCTGCGAAGGGATCCTGCAGCGCCATGCCGATGACTGTCTGTTTGCGGACGCTGGAAATGATCCCTCGTTCACCAGCCTTCAGCGCCTCCGGCCCATAGCCCTGCTTCTGGTAAGAGGCCATCGCGATACCGATCACTTCTTGCAGCCTGGTCTCGGCCAGGTTGAAGTCTCCGGCGAGGCCTGCGCGAACAGCGTCCTGCCCAACCGTATCTATGGCGGCCTTGTTCTCAGCCTCCTCGAACATCGAATACTGACGCTCTGCGTACCCGTTGAGGCGGGTCTGCACGGTGTCACGGAAGGAGAACGCGACCTGATCGAAGCGGGCCTGCTGGTCGGCAGTGAGTCGTGATCGAATCTCCCCTGACCTCTTGTCCAGATCGCCCAGCAACGCGTCTGGAGCGAGCAGCGAGTCCTTTCCACGGTACTTCGCCACACCGTCGGGATTGGCCGGATTGAATGCACTTCCTTCCCACTCGGACAGCTCCCGGCGCGCCTGCATGACAGCAGTCAGGTCCGATCGATCCTTCTGCTGCTGGAATATCTGCGCCGCGGCCTGCCCGACCTGGCCTGCTGCGTGGATGGCTGGCGAAAGATCAACCTGCGCAGTGTTCCTGACCTGCGGGCCCATCTGGGCCTGAACTTGGGGTGCGGACACCCTAGGGATTAGAGTCGCCACCTTAAAGCCCCCAGTTACGCGAGATGCGCGCGTTGTTCCGCATGGTGATGCTGTTGGCCTGGGATGACAGGTTCCCACCGCCGCCAGCACCGCCCGCCCGGCTCATGCCTCCAATGCCCATGCTCGCGGCGCTGGCGAGCGAGCCCAGGATCGTGCCGGTCGCCTGAGCGTTGCCGCTCCAGCGGGCCAGCTCGCCCTGCGTCCGCTGGTTCTGGGCCTGCGCGTTGAAGCCCCAGGCCTGCCGCGCAGCGTTCATGCGGATGGTCTGCTGATCGACCTCACCGAACATCGCGGTTTCGCCGAGGATCTCCGCCGGCGTGCCGAGCGTGGGATCGATGTTGTTGGCGGCAATCGCGGCGCGCTGTTGGCCTAGCGCAATGCGCGTGCGCCAGGACTGCTGCTCCATCTCGCGGGTGGCCAGGGCGTTGCTGGCGTCGGCGTCCTGCTGCGCCAGCATCGCGTTGTTCTCGGCGATCTGCGCGTTGGCCTTGCCCTGTTGGTTCTGCACGTTCGCCTGGTAGGCGCCGGTGACGAGGGTGGTGGCGATGAGTGCTATGGCCGGGTTGCAGATGACACTTTCTCCTTACTGCCCGGCACAGGCCTTGGCCTGCCGCAGCTTGATGGTTCGATAGGACGGTGCGCCGTCGGTGCGCCAATAGCGGTTGGAGCAGATATGCGACACATGGCTCTGGGTCACGCCGAACAGCCGGCCAATGGCCGTGGGGCGCATGCCGGACTTCCGCAGCTCCCTGATGCGGGCGACCTGCTCGGAAGACAGCTGCGCGCGGCGGCTGCGACGTACATTCACGGCCTGGGTGACCGCTTCCAGGTGAGCCGGGTTGCAGCAGGCACGGTTTCCGCACAGGTGATCCAGCACCATTCCGACCGGCACCTGGCCGTGCAGGCTCTCGTAGACGCGCCGATGCATGCGGTTCGACCCGGCACCGACGGTGCTGGCCCGCGAGTAGCCGTCGCGATCGAGGGCGCAGTCTTCCCCGCTGCGCTTCAGCGGGATATGGCACTGGCTGATGTAGCCATGGTCGTGTTCGCGGAACCTATGCACCGTCGGCGCTCCAGTAGAACGGTATGAAAGGGGCGCTGTCCGGTCCGACCGGCACCGGCGCGCGGAAGTGGAAGCCCAGCCAATGCAGCCAGCGCTGCGCGGCTTCGTTGCGCTGGTCGACCACGTTGAACAGCATTGAGGGGAACGCCTGCTGCATCCGGGCCAGGGCCGGCCGCGACAGGCGCAGCAGTTCCTTCTGGACCGCAAGCGGGTTCAGTCCAGTCGAGCCCACCATCCAGGGCGTGCCGATGCCGCCGAGAATCGAGTAAGGCGTGGCGCCGAACATGCACACGGGCACACCGCGCACCACCGCGGTCCACGCTTCGGCGCTCCCGGCCAGGCCGCGCTGCAGGGCCTCGGCGGGCGTGGTGCGAGCGCATGCCCACAGTTCGGCTACGTCTGCCGGCCGTGCCGCCGATGCGATCGCATCGATGTGGCCGGCCTCTGCCGGCACCAGCTCTGCGGTGATCTTCATCAGGACGCCACTACCTGTGGCATCAGGGACAGGATCTCCATCGGCAGCGGATCGTCGCTGATGATGTGGAAGTGACCACTGTCCACGCCCCACCGGCAGGACATGTTCTTCGTCAGGATGCCGGTGTACGCACCCGTGGGCTCGTCGTAGTTCTCGAACTCCCGCTGTGCGATGGGATCCAGCGCGTCCAGCGTGGTGCCGACGTAGACGCCGCGGGTATTGCGCACCAACAGCGCTACCTCGAAGGCGAGTTTCTTCATCGGCCGCAGCGGGTCGCCACCGTTGGCATTCACCTCCAGCGTCTCGATGTGGGCGGTGTATGGCAGGCCGATGTGCACCACGCCGCCCGGGCGCTGCAGCTGCACCTTGCCGTCGACCACCTGCAGGTCCTTCTGCACGTTACCGTCGACTAGGGCAACAACGGCCTTACCCTCCAGGTGGCCCATGCCGGCGATCGTCGAGCGCTGATAGGTCCAGTCCTGCACAGCGACGCCGCGCAGCGCCAGCGGCACCGCGCCAATCGATTCCACCGTCGCGACCGTGGGCGACACATAGGCCATGACCCGCACGCGGACGTGTTCGTCGCCAATGGCCAGCCGCAGGATGTTGCCCACGTCGCCTGCCCCGCTGAAGATCGCGGCGCCGGTGGTTGCGGTGATAGCCGCGCCCTCGTTCCACCCATCGGTGCTGGTCAGTGTCATGGGCGAGCCGTTCGGGCGCCGGCCGTCGTAGGTCAGCAGGCTGTCGGCGTACTTCCAGTCGAGCGGATCGTCGTACCGGGTCGGAGCCATCTGCTCCACGTACTGGACCCATTCGCCGTTGATGAGGCGGCGCACCAGCAGGTAGACCTCGGTCTCGATCTCGCCGGGCAGGCAACAGACGTCCAGCACCTCGCCATCGGTTTCATGCGGGTGCCAGCCGGTGACCTCCTGCTCGGGCATGTACGTGCAGCCGATCAGCACACCGTCCGTGCGCGGCATCCACAGGATCGGCCAGGGCGCCGTGCTGTATTCGATGCCGCGGAACGTGTAGCCCTGCACCAGGTGGTCGGCCCAGATGCTGATCTCGTTGCCGCGGAAGCCATCCTTCTCGAACTGGTAGGCCAGATCGCGCACGCGCTGGCCCTGCGCCTGCAGGAACACCGCCGACTCGCCCAGCACACGGGCCTGCAGGTCGCCGGTGCCATAGGCGGACTGCGGCTTGATGCCGATGGTGCTGGGCGTCACCACAGCGTCCTGCCCGCCGGTGACCTTCCACTCGCCGCCGGTCGTCAGCACCAGCAGGCTGTCCAGCGGCACCAGGTCGCGGATCGCGTTCACCTGGCGCGCATTGATCGTGAACGACACCGCGTCGCTGTCGACGATCGGCGAGCTGCGCCCGAAGTTGGGGTAATCGCCGATGTTCGACGCCCACACGGTCTGCGGATCGCCAGGGCTGCCAGCGAACCACAGCCGGTCGCCGAAGAACTCGACCTCACCGGGGTAGCCATAGCGATAGGACCAGGCGCCGACGGCCCAGACGTCGGTGCCGCCGACAGCGCCTGCAGCGTACTGGGTCACCACGATGTTGTTGGTGCCGGTCGGCGGTGCCTCGTAGAAGTTGATCAGGTCCGCGCCGGGGTCGATTGTCCAGCCCTGTGCCATCACAGCACCTCCTGCGCGACGTTGCCGCCGCGGCCGATGCCACCACCGCTGGTGCCGCCGGTGCCACTGCCGCCCGGGTAGTACGGATTCGACTGCACCGGCACGCCGTCGATCTTGACCTGGTAGTCCAGGTAGCTGCTGCTGGTCGCGCCAGGGATGGAGAACTGTTTCGTGGTGCCGTCGCCGCTGAAGGTCCACGGACCTGCCACCGGCGGCGGTACGTTGCCCACGATGCTGTCGGGGATCCGCTCGATCACCGTGGCGGTGACCTCAAACGGGCTGGTGAACGCGGTGATCTTCATAATCCCGAACCCGCCGTGCACGTATTCCCATTCGACCCCGACGGCGTAGTCGTTGACGTTGTCGAACTTCACGTCCTGCGGGCCGTCGAACGCTCGACCGCTGTCGTGCACGGGGCGCACGCTGCCGCAGACGTAGTACGGCGTACCGGCCAGGCCGGTCACCACAGGGACGCTCACGCAGCGGTAGACCTTCTGGTCGCTTCGGCGAAGTGCACCCAGCGGCACCTTCTTCTCCGCCGCCACCCAGGGCTTCACCGAGCGCAATTCCTTTTCCTCGGCGTACAGCAGCGAGCCGACCATTTCTGCGGTAAAGGTCGGAACGTTGGTCGTCACCGTCACCACGCCCTGGGTGCCGGACACGGCCAGCAGCGCGGCCTCGTCGTTGTTGAACGGGCGGAATGGACCACGCCGGTATTCGAAGTCGCGCAGCTCGAACTGATCCACGGCCAGGCGCCGCAGCTCCTTTTGCGGGATCCACGGGTGCACCAGGAACAGCACATCCGCCGACTGCGTGTGCCGCACCTTGTAGATGTCCTCCCCGGTATAGGGCGTGGCCACCTCAACGATGTCCCCTGCCCCATTGCGCAGCAGCGCACCACCCACCCAGAAACGCATGTAGCCGTCGCCCAGCTCGATCGCGTACTTGACCGTTGTCGAGTAGATGAACGGGATGAAGCGGGTGGCGCGGTCGTTGTGCTTGGCACCGCCGCGGAACAGGTAGCCCGGCCGCTTCTCCCCGCCGCCGGTCGGCTTGGTGATGACGTTCAGACACCGCTTCAGGCTGATGGCGTACCGCACCATGTCGACGCGGCCCTGGAGCCCGGGCGAAAGCTCGCCGCCGGACATGCTCGGTTGCAGCAGACGTGCCATGGTCAGGCCCTCGCCATCTGGGCCATGGACGGCTGGCGCTCGTCCTCGTCGGCCTCGTTGAAGTCATGCGCCGCGGCCTGGCTGAGCGCGAGCTGGTACAGCTGCTTCAGGCCGGATTTGTTGGAGAACCCGTTGGCACCGATGATCGTCGGCGCGCCTTCCTCGGCCAGCTTGCAGGCCAGCGCATCGACGAAGTGCGCCGGGTAGCGCTCCGGGTCTTCCACGCGCGCGACGTAGATCAGATAGGCCTCGGCCCGATCGCATAGCAGCGACGTGCCGTCCGTGCCCATGGCCTGCTCGAACTGGATGCCGTGGCACTGGCGGAACTGCGGCTCGCACCAGCGCGACAGGCGGCGGCCGGCGCGCATGCCCTGATCGTCGGTGATGGCCAGCACGGTGATGCAATCCGCCGGACGGGCGTAGCGGATCTCCCAACCGGGCATCGGCGCCTCAGCGGCGACCGCCAGGCGCTGGGCCTTCATCGCCCACGGCCACAGCCGGTCGGCCAGCACCAGGTCGCGCATCGGCTCCCATAGGCGCGAGAACACGCGCGCCTCTTTGGAGCGCTCGGTGAGCGAAGTGATCGTGATGTCCTGGGCCAGCTTGCCCAAGGCCAGGTTGCAGATTTCAACTTGGGAGGTCATGGCTCACCCAGAAAGAAGAAGGCCGCCCGAAGGCGGCCTTGTGTTGCCAGTGGTGCGATCAGGACGCCGGGGTGGCCGGCTTGCCGTCTGCGTACACGCGCCAGATGCTCGGGTCGAGCGTCAGATACGCGTTGAAGGCACCAGCCGTCAGCGGTCCGGTCGCCACCGTGTAGCGCACGCCCAGGTACTGCTTGTAGTCGCCCGCCGGCAGCGGCACGACCGCCAGGACTGCACCGGCAGTCATGTCGGCCAGTGCCAGGGCGCCGGTGGCGTAGTGCACCCTCGGGTTGGTGGACAGAGCGGCGTTGTCGGCCGACTCCAGGGACGCGACGACGGTGGCAGCGCCTGCCGCTGCTGCAGCCTGGGTGGCGACGATCACCAGATAGGTAATCGCCGGAGCGCCCAAGTTTTCGGTGGCATTCGGCGCAAGGCCGGTGCCCTTCAGGTTCATCACGTTGGTCGAAATGGCGGTCGCGGTGACCGCCTGCGCCGAGGAGAACTCGGCGCGTGCGTCAATGTGGGACATGGGTCTTGCTCCAGTTGTGTGGGTTTACTTTCAGCACCCGCCGAAGCGGGTTCGGTCGGTTACGCGACGGCGCCTTCATCCCAGGCGAGCGCGTCGCTGACGCGGATCGGGATGCCACGGAAGGTGTTCACCGGCTGACCGTTCAGTTCGGTTTGCTTCAGCGCCAGGATGCGGCGGTTGTTGGCCTGGATGTCCAGCCACTCGTAAATGTCGCGGTTGACGTAGATCACCGTGTTCAAGCTCTCCAGGCGCTCGATGCGGTGCGTCGCCTTGATCAGCTCGTTGATCAGCACCAGCTCGGTGTTCGGCTCGGGATCGACCTTCAGATTGCTGACCTTGATGTTCGCCACGCGGGCGATGCAACGCGGGTCCTCAACCGCCAGGCCGGCCTGCAGCGCAAACCAGTCGCGGTAGGCCGGGTACTTGCCGCCGTTGCCATCGTCGACCAGTTCGTCGCCGTAGTCGGTGTGCTGGATGCCGGCCTTGGTGCCCTTGGCGTAGATGCCATACACCGAGTCATCGCCCCAGCCAACGACCCAGATCGAGGTCAGATTGCTGCCAGTGCCCGACAGCTTGATGATCTGGCGCGACAGGTCGCCGGTGGCGTCGGCGTAGCGCTCCTTCAGGCCCACGAATCCGGCCGACTGGATCTTGGAGCCGTTGAAGAACTGCGACTCGAAGCTCTGGCCGATCGCCTCGATGTGGCGGCCGTTCTTCTTCACGCGGAAGTCGGAGACGTTGGTCGACAGCTCAGCCAGCACCTTGTCGACCTGGCCCAGCGACGCGAACTCGGCAGTGGCTTCGGTGATGTCGGCGGCCTTGCCGGTCGACGGCTTCACGCCAGCGTTGAGCTTGCGCAGAACGGCCTCGGGCAGCTGCGTTTCCACGCCGATGCGGTGACCGTTCGTGGTGTTGGCTTCAACCCACGGGATGTCCTGGAAGACCGGCTTGCGCTTGGTCAGGATCTCCGCGATCGGCAGCGGCTTGCCGTCCTGGGTGTAGCGGGTGGAGATGTCGGTGATGTTCGGAACATCACGGGTCAGAGTTGCCATTGTTCAGTCCTCTGGATACGAAAAAGCCGCCAATCGGCGGCCGTGGGATGGGTTGTTGTGTTGGCTCAGTCGCGCTGGCGTGCGGCCGGGCGGTCGGCGTACTGGTACATGCGGTCACCGGTGCTCTGCGTGCCACTGGTGGTGGTACCGCCCAGACCGTCCACCTTGCTGTCGCGAAGGAACTCGCCGAAGAAGGCGAATGCCTTGATCATGGTCGGGTGGTTGCCCCAGCCCAGTTCGTTGAACGCCTTGGTCAGCTCGGGGTCGTTGATGGCCTTCACCGCGGTGGTGGCCAGGCCGACGGCTTCGTCGTACTTGGCGCCCAACTGCTGCTTGGCATCCGCGCCCCACTGCTCCAGCTGCTGCAGGCGCTGAGCCTCCACGGCTTGGTGCAGTGCCGCCGCGTCCTGCCCGGCCATCTGGGTATACAGGTCTACGGCCTCCTGGGCCTGTTCCTGCGTCCAACCCTTGGCCTTGAAGAACTCGGTGGCCTGCCCGAGGCGGTCGCCTTCGAGAGTGAATCCCTCCGGCACCTTGAACGCCTCGTATTGCTCCGGTGCGCCATCGCTGGTGTCGCCCTTGGACTTGCCGGCCTCGCCGCCTTCGTCCTTGGTGTCCGTGCTGGTGGTGCCCTTCGCATCACCTCCGTTCCCCGTACCCTCGGTTGCCGGCTGGCCACTGCCGCCGGTGCCCTGCTGTTCCGTGGTGCTGGTGGTGGTCTTGCCCTCGCCTTCGCCAGAATTTTGGGTGCTGGTCTCGGTGGCGGTTTCAGTCGACATGTTCACTTTCCTCGGGTTGCTGCAGCTGCGACTGCAGCCGCTTCAGTGCACTGTTGGCCTCGGCGCGCATTTGAGCTTCGCGCTCCGGGCAGTTGTCACGGATTGCCAGCAGCCACCACAGGGCGGCCTCCTGCCGGCCGATGGCGCGGGACTGGGCCATCGCATTGGTGTTGAAGGCGCTGGCGTCCACGCCCATTGCCTGCAGGAACGCCCAGACCACACGTCGGCCTACGGGCTCCGACAGTACGCTGCGGATGTCCTCACGCAGCTGGCGAAGCTCCAGCACGGCCAGATGTCGCTCGCGTCGCTCCTGGTCGATGTCCTCCGGGCTGCGACCCGGCCGGCTCATGCTGCACCCTGCATGGCGTCAATCAGCGCCTGGGCCGCCGAGCCTTCCTCGGGCACCGTATCGCTGGCAGTCTTCAGTGCTTGGGTTGCATCCTTCAGCGGCTGCGCGGCCGCCGCGAGCTGCTGCTGACGCTGCTGCTGGGCGCGATCGGCACGAATACTGGCCACTGCGTCGTCGCTGCGGATGATCGAAGCCGGACCACCGACCGCAGTGGTGTATTCGTCGACTACCTGGTCCGCGTCCAGCTTGTCCATCACTGAGGGATCGCCGGTTGCCTGGGCGACGCCGGCAACGAACTGCACCGTGCGCTCGATAGAGCCGACTGCTGCGGCCTTGGCCGCCTGCGCCAGGATGCTGGTGTACTCGATCTTCAGAGGCAGGTCCGCCAGCACCTGCGGTGGGTCCGGGATGCGGCCGGCGCGTTCGAGAAGGCGGAACACGCGGACGATCACCGGGTCGAGAACTTCGTCCGTGATCGACTCCAGCGTGGGCGCCAGCACGGCAGCCTTCTCTTCCTTGCGGGTGGCGATCTCGGTGGCCGTGCGGTCCGTCTTGTCGCCCAGCGCTTCCAGCATCAGGAAGAGCTGATAGAAGAAGGCCCGCTCGATGCGGGCCTCGATGGTGGCGATCTCTTCGCGGATCTGCTGCAACGCCCTGGCATCGGGCGTGTAGACCGGCGCAACGGTGGCGTTGACCGAGTCCTGCGGCAGGTAAACCATGCCGCCCTTCCGCAGGCGCGCGCCTCCGGACCGCTTCAGCGATTCCGGACCCCCGAGTGTGGGATCGGAGAGTTGCTCCATCAGACGCAGCTTTTCGCCTTCCAGATACTGCAGCTGCTTGATGTCACCCAAGCAGTCGACCGCAGGGCTGGTGGAGTAGACGTCCTCCGCCACAGGGTTCCAGCGAGCCACCACGAAAGGCGCTTCGTAGTGCCCGCCGATGTCCAGAATCCCGTGATCGGCGGCGCCCACACCATCGATCCAGACTACCTCGCGGTAGGGTCGGAACTGCGGCGCCTGCAGCCCCAGTGGCCCGATACCGGGGCGCTCGTTGGGATTCGGCTCGATCAGCGACTCCACGATGAACTCGCGATCGCCATTGTTGGCCAGGCAGTCCCGAACGGTTCTCGGCAGCCGGTCTGCACCGTAGCGCTGCTCCAGCTGCCGGGCGGTCTTGGTGTACCGGCGCCACAGCGAGTCGACACGCTGCTGGTCGTCCAGCCCCACCGCATAGGTTCCTGCGGTCAGCGAGTAGAACCGAACCACCTCGCGCGGATCTTCGAGGATCAGCATTGGCGCAGTGCCGAACAGCCCGTCCTCCGTGTAGACGACCGGCATGGCCTTGTAGAAGTTGCTGCTGGCCAAGGCGTCGCGGATGCGCTGCGCTACGTCGTCCAGCCATACCCGAACGCCAAACTGCTCAGACAGCGACGGGTCCGGCGTCTTGACCAGGAACCATGGCTGAGCCTTCGGCGTCATGTGGGACATCATGCCGGCCGACATCGTGCGCAGGACCTCGGTGGCGGTGCTGTTGATCACCTTGGCCCGGTTGCGCTTCCTGGGCTTCGTGTCGGTCTCGCCATAGAAACGGCCGCGGGTCGGGTCCACGTACTCCGACACCTGGCGCCAGTCGGTGTTCCAGTCCGTCTGGTTGTCCTTCATGGCCTTCTTGCGGCGCCGGCAGTGCGCGCGCAGCTCCATCATGTCCATCAGCCTCCCCCCAGCACGGTATTGCGCGGAGCTGTTCCACCCAGCGCGGTTGTGGTCGGTGCCAGCGATCGATAGGCCACAGAGGACGCGCCGCTGCTGGCGTAGGTGCGGCGCTCGTCCTCGGCTTCCTTGCGAGCGCGGCGCACGCGGCCAGTGGGATCACCCACGGCGGTCTTGGTGACGCCGAGCGGGTCGGCGTACTTGCCGGTCTTGTCGCCGAACAGCAGGCCACCTGGATCGATGATCTGGCGCGAGGTGCACATGACGTCAGGCACCCAGTGCCGTCTTGACCGACGCAGTCGGCATCGCCGAGCTGGTGTCACCGGCCAGGATCGTCGACCTGGCGCCGAAGCGCAGGCGCTGCCGCTGGCGTTCGCGGTCACGCTCATTCACGGCGGCATCGTCGATCGACTCGGGCGCCACTTCGGGCGCTGCGGCCACCGGCTTCACCTTGGGGGCGGAGTTGCACATGGGGATTCCTTCAGGACAACGGGTTGTAGGGCTCACCGGCCTGCTGGTCGGCGTGGTCGCGATGCTCCATCGGCGACCCATCGGGGAAGCGCGGGCGGGGCATCACGGGGTATGCGAACGACAGCACAAGGGCGTCGGCCCGATTGGGGCTCGGCAGGCCGCGGCGCTTCATGTCCTTCTTCGATTCCATCTGCAGCTTGCCGTCGAGGCGCGGCACGGTTTCCGGTGCCTGCAGCTCGTCGCGCAGCTGCGGGTCCTCGGGGATGGCCCCGCCTTCCTTCAGCCAGTCGCGGCAGGATTTCCACATCTCGGCGCGCTTGTTGAGGCAACCTTGGTCGCCCGACTCGCCCGAGAACCACACCAGGCGCCAGTCGCGGCCCATAGTTCGGCCTGCGGACACGATGCCGGTGCCGAACCCGCCGTCGACGAACACAGCGTCGGCCTGATGCTCGTCCTCCAACTGGGCGAGGATCGCCGCCACCGCCATGTCGTTGTCGTTCTTGGCCAGCGTGCGCAGCTGCCGATAGGCCAGGCCCTGACGCAGGCCGATCACCAGCTCGTCGTCGCCTTCCCACGCCGGGTCCAGCGTGAGGATCTTCGGCGCCCAGCTGTACTGCTCGGGCCGCAGGTGTCGCCCGTAGGCTGCAGCCACGTCCGCTTCGGCGATGAACTGGCGGGCTGACATCGACGGGAACAGGCCTCGGATACGGACCTTCACCACGTCGCTGTCCTCGCCGTAGTCGCGCACCATGCGCTCGGCCTCGACCAGGTTCACACCCTCAACGGTGCGGCTGTCGATCTGCTCGGTGTCCCAGCTCGCCTTGAACCGGCGGAAGCACTCGCGGAAGCGGCCGGTGTTACGCGTGGTGTTGCCGAACGCTGCCCAGATGATCTCTGTGCCCTGGTCCGTCAGCGCGCCCTCGGCCACTTCCCACACCTTGTCGGCGATGGCTGAGGCCTCGTCGAACACCAGCAGGATGCGCCGGCCTTCGTTGTGCAGACCTGCGAAGGCCTCGGTGTTGTTCTGCGACCACGGCACCGCGTCGATGCGCCAGGTCTTGTCGTGGCCCGGGGCGTTGCTGATCAGCGCCGTGGCGGTCAGCGTTGCCCAGTCCTTGGTGAGGCTGATTCCGTGCCACTTCGACAGCTCGGCCCAGGTCTTGGTGCGCAGCTGGTTGTCGGTGTTGGCCGTGACCACGCCGCGGGTGTCTTCGAACGTGTCGAAGGCCCACTTGATCAGCATTGCCACCAGCGCGGACTTGCCGATGCCGTGGCCAGAGCCGACAGCTTGGCGGATCACCTCGCCAGCATCAGCAGCCCCGGCCTGCAGCTTCCTGCCAACCTTCTCCAGCTGCCGGCGCTGCCAGGCGCGCAGCTTCTTGCCATCCAGCGGGCCGCCTTTGACGCCCCATGGGAAGTTGAACAGCACATAGCCCAGCGGGTCGTGCTGGAACGAGCCGATAGCCTCGACCAGCTGCTGCTCAGGACTCGCGGCCAGCTGCGCGCTCACGGGCGGCCCTCAGTTGGTCGGCCAGGTTGTCCTGCACGCCGTGATCCAGGGCAACGCGCTCGCCGTACTTCTTAGGCTGCAGCTTGCCGGCGTACCACTTCCGGGCGTCGATCATCAGCTTGGAGCGCTCGACCATGTCGCCTGTCTGCCGCTCCAGCACCTTACCCTTCCCGTCCTTCTTCAGCCGCTCGCCCAGCACCGCCTTGTCGGCGATGTCCAGGATCTCTTCGGCCAGCGTGTCCGCCTGCAGCTCGCGTGCACGCGCGTACTGGTTGCGAAATGCCTCGTTCTCAGCCAACCAACGAATGACCGTGGAACGGCTCGGCATCTTCGCCGTGGAACAGATCGTGCGCAGGCTCTTGCCATCCACCAGCAGGTCGCAGATCGTGTCGGCCAGCTGCTGGCTGTACTTGCTGGGGCGTGCCATCAGTAGTCGCCCCTGATGATCCGGGCCTTGGACCACTCCAGCAGCCCGACCAGCTCTGCGGCACTGCACTGCCGCCCATAGACGCGGTGATCTACGCCACCTGCGCAATCCACCACCAGAGCCACCTTCTCCACGTCCCCGAACTGCCCGGCCTCGATGCGGTCAGCGAACTCCCGGATGCGCGCGGCAAGCTGGTGCTGGTCCACGGCCAGCGCGTTGTTCGGGATGAGCTGCAGGACGTTGCTCACGGTTGGCCCCTGTCCGCCCGGATCACGGCTTGGCTGGCGCGGACGTGGTCGTCGGCGTCGCGGCCGATTTGAACAGCAGCTCCCGCAACCTCTGCTCGTAGTTCGGCGTGCGCATCACGTTCGACGGCGCCGGCGACGGCTTGGGACAGGAGGCTGGTGCTGCAGGTGGCGAGGTCGTCGCGCAGCTGGAGACGCCCAGCGCGCAGGTCAGCCACAACAGCAGCAGGGACGGTCGCGGCCGCAGTGCGGTCTTCTTCATGCTTCGCTCCAATGGTGGCCAGTGTCTCGGCTTGGGCATGCTCGGTGGCACGGGCCTCGTTGACCTGCGCCACCTGGGCGGCGCTGACACTGGCCCGCTGCCGGGCTACGTTGCCCTCAGCGCGATCACCACGCCACACCCAGCCGGCGGCAAATCCCATCAGGCCAACCACCGGCAGCGCAATCAGCAGGGCGCGGGTGAGGATCATGGGATTAGAAGCTCGTCGGCTTGGCCACGGCGCGGGTGAGCGCCATCAGGCCGGTCTGGAAGTCGGTTTTGGCGATGGCCGACCAACGGTAGCAATCGCCCTTGTCGCCCTCGATCGCGGTGTTGGTGTCGTTGACCTTGTTGACCAGGGCCTGCAGCTCCTCCCCCTTCGCCTTGATCTCGTTCATCAGGTCGATCTCGGCCTGGCTCAGTTCGCGGTAGCCGGTGATCTTGCGGTGCTGGTTTTCCATGACGCCCTCCTGGGCTCAGTTGGTGGATTCACACATGCGGCGCTCAGCCGCGCGACGGTTCACAAGGCCCTGCACGCGCTTGCCGCCGGCGTACACCCAGCGGTCCAGCTCCGGGCACCAGGCCGCGGCGGGTTGGCCGGCGTTGATCCGGCCCACCAGCGTCGAGCGGCATGCAGCACCCACGCCCACGTTGTAGGTCCAGCTCAGTACCGCGGCCCACTCGCGTTCGCGCAGCGGTACCTTGATGCACTGGCTGATGCCGGTCAGGTAGCTACCGAGGCGGCTGTTGAGCTTTTCGGCGCACTCCTGCTCGGTGTAGACCGCCTTGTCCGGGCGGCTGGTGTCGCCATAGCAGTGGGTCGCCACACCCACCATGTCGATGTACGGCGTGGGCGAGTAGCCCTCCCACGGCTTCACCAGTGCGCCGGCAGCGAGCAGCACGACGCCCGCGACGCTGCCGCCGATCACCTTGCCCTTCATCCGATCACCCCGCCGCGGCGCGCCTGGCGCCATTCACGTACCCACTTCCACACCAGGTAGCCGATCTGGCCCACCAGATAGATGGCCGTCAGCACCAGCACCGCCTTGTCCAGGGTGAACCCCGATGCGACGGCCGTGGCCACCGTTACCGGCGGCGTGACCTTCAGGGCTGCGGTCCCCACCGCGTCAATGATTTCTCCCCGCATGTCGGTTCCATGATTTGTCCGGTTCGGCATGACGCCCTCCCCGATTGGTTAGATTTCGGTATAGCCGGCGTGCAGCAGTGGGCGCGCGGCCACGTAGGAGGCATGCGCCTCTGCGTGTGTGTTGAAACTACCCAGGCGAATCTTTCGACCGCCTGTGACGATCACCGCCGCAAACCGGGCGCCTTCGCGGCACACTCCGGTGGCATGCCTGCGGTTCTGGATGTTCACTTCCACCGGAACGTCCCGGAGGTTCGACAGCCGGTTGTTACGCTTGTCGCCGTCGATATGGTCGATCTGGTGTGCCGGCCAGGAGCCGTTGGCGAGGAACCACGCGAGCCGATGGATTCGCATGAAGTTCCCCCGCAGCTGGGTGCGCAGATAGCCCTTGCTGTCTGGGTTGCCGACCACCTGCCCCCTTCGACGCACCAGGCCTGTGTCAGGCTCATAGGTCAGGTTTTCCCGGATCCATTCATCCGTCAGGGTCCGCTTCGGCGATCGCTTGCCGTCGGAACGTGCCATTGCAACTCCATAGCAAGAGGTGCCCGTCACCGCAGCCCGGCAGGCTCGGCGAATTGGTCCGGTGAGGGTGGACGGGCATGGATGGTTGCGGGGGCCGGATTTGAACCGGCGATCTCCGGGTTATGAGCCCGGCAGCCTGGACCTCTGGCCTACGCCCGCAGGAAGTGCAGTCCCGGAAACGCAGAAGCCCCGACGCAGGGCCGGGGCTTCAGGGACAATTCTTGACAGTTGCAGAATTAGGGCATCTGTCTGTGCAACTTGTCAACCATCAGACGTGGGGATCTTGAAACCGGCGGATTCCTTGACCGCCTTCAGGACGGTCTTGTACATGTTTGCCACTTCATCCGCATCTACGTACTCACGGTTCGAGAGTGCTGCGACAACCAGATCACGTGCAATTTCGGAAACGGAATCAGCCATGTCCAACCCCTTTGATTAAGCGGCGATCCTGCCGCCCATCCAGTCTACCCCGCGCTGCAGCTCCCGGCGGTACTGCCAGACCGACAACGTGCCGCCGTACTTCTCCGCCACCATGCGCGCCTTGACCGCCTGGCTGGCCGACACGGTGTACTCGGTGTGCAGCACCAGCGCCCGGAGTGGGTGCTGCCGCATCATCGAGGCCAGCGCCTGCTCCACCCACCGCAGTTCGTCGGGGATGCCGATGTCGACCGCGATCTCCGGATTATCGTGCGGCTTGTCGGCGTCGTTCGTCGACCGCACCGGGTCCACAGCCCATGCCGGCAGCATGCCCATGCCCTCCACGCCGCTGCGATCAGCCATGAACCGCCGGCGACTGGAACCGTCTCGCCCCACCAGGTCGCGCAGGGCCCGTTCCCGGGTGCCGGGCGCCATGTCGCGGGCCTTCTCCAGCACGTGGGTACTGCGGTCGGCGTAGGTCAGCGCGAAGCGGTTGGCCTGCGCATGGCCCCACGCCCGGAGCTGTTGCACCAGGTAGTCATCAGTCGCCATCGCGCATCCCCTTCAGCACGTCCTCGTCGAATCGGAACACCGGCAGCAGGCCGTCGGTGTCGCAGCCACCCTGCCGGTCTGGCCGGCGCTGGCAGTGCGCCGGGCTGCTGCCGCGCTCGCGCATGGTGCAGACCGAGCAGACGCCATGCCGGCGCAGGTAGGCGTTGTAGCGTTTCCGCGTGCGGGCCTCTGGCGTAGTCAAGCTGCAGCCTCCCCGAACAGGCTCGGCGCCGCGGCAAGGTACTCGATGGCCACCTCCAGCCGCGCCCCCTTCTCGTCCGGCTCCATGCGTTCCAGCAGGGTCCGCCGGATCTGCTTGTCGTCCACCCAGGCGATGCCGTTCAAGGCGTCGGACAGCACCTTTTCGCAGTTGCCAAGGTCGATGCACTGCACCGTGTCGTCCCAGGTGTACGGGTCCTTCCGTGCACGCTTCGCCCAGTCCTGCGGCCGGTGCGGGAACAGCTTGATGTACAGCCCCACGCGGCCGGTCGAGGGAGCGCGGATGCCAGCCGCCTTGGCCAAGTGGCCGACCGCCGCCTTGTAGGCCTTCGCGTCTTCGGTCACGTAGGTGATCGCCAGCGGCTTCGGCTTCCTCGGGATAACGCGCACGGCCCAGTAACGGTTCGAGCTGATCGGATACGGGAGGGTGAGGTGGATCATCGTGCGGCCTCCTGCAGCTGCAGCCGGGAAAGGGTGACGTTGAGGGCTGCCAGCTCGTCAATCTTCATGACGAGCCACATGCGCTTCTGCCCGTGGATGCCGTTGAAACTGCCCTGGTGGCAGTCCTTGCACAGGGCCACAATCGTGAAGTGCTGGCCTTGGTTGATGTGATGGCCATCGCTGGGACCAGGCCGGCTGCAGATGCTGCAGGGCAGCAGCTTCACCGCCTCCACATGCCGCCTCTCAGCCGAGGTGAAGGGCTTGGAGTTCTTCGACCGCATCAGCAGCACTCCCCCGTGAATTCGGGAGTGGGTATCCTTCCTGCACGGATACCGGGGCAATCAACATGGAATTGATCAAGAGATTCAACTGGACGAGGATCTGCCTCAACGCAGCGCTTGTAGCCACTGGCTGCACCTTTGCCTTCGTGCTTCTCGCTTTCACCGGACAGATTCAGTTCGGCAAGGACGCACCCGCTTGGGTGCAAGCGGTTGGCAGCATCGCCGCCATTGTTGCGGCAATCGTAATCGCCTCTAACGAACGATCTGCCGCCAAGAGGGAGGCGGACAAGCGGGAAATGGCCGAAGCCAACATGCGCTACACCAGAGCCCATAGGGCCGTTAGGCGGTTCCAGAAGGGTATTTCCGCCCAGCTCGATCATGCGAAGGTCCAACGCGACGGAAGCGTCATCGTGCCGATGCCGGCTGCACCAATTTCCAGAGAAATGAGAGAAATCGAGCGGGAATGCCACCTCATGCCTGATGCTGGTGGAGAAATACTCACCACCATCAACTTCTTTGAAGAAGCTCAGGACCTGCTGAAGGACCGACTCCTGATGCCGGGACACGCCGATCGCTTCATTGAACTTCTGGAGTACGCAGAGCAGCGCAGGATTAGGGCGGTTAGCCTCATCGAGGCGTTCCTTCTCAAGGCAACGGCTTAGCTCCATCACGCCACCCTCCGGTTCTGCCCGGCCATATTCCAGAACTCGGCACGCACGTCGTCGAGCATCACGTGGGTGTAGTGACGGCCGACGTACTCGGTGAGGCCGTCGAACAGTTCCTGGAACCGGGCCTGTTCCATCTCGTCGAATGACAGGCTTTCGGCGCGCTTCACCGGGATGGTGCTGATCGCCGGCAGCACGCCGGCCAGCACCTTGCGGGCGCCCGGCCCCAGCAGCGACTCGCAGGCGTCCAGCACTGCGGCGATGACGGGGGTGGCGTCCATCTCCACCGTCTCGCAGCAGACATCGGCGTCCAGCTGCAGGCGCTTCACCGCGTCGTGCGCGTCCAGCTGCTCCCAGCCCTCGACGTTGTCGACCATCAGGTGCCCGATCTTGTGGATCAGCCGGTGTTGCCATTCCTCGCGAGGTTGCTTCAGCTCGCCGCGGATCTCCCGTCCCACGCGGAACTTGCGATCGCGCAGCAGGCGCTGGTCGACCGCGTTGGCCGGCACCAGGGCGCCCACCAGCTCCCCGGTGTTGGGGTCGATCAGCTTGGCCACCACCAGGTAGATCGGCCGGCGTGCGCGCTTGGCGCGGATCTTCTTTGCTGCAGCGGTCAGGGTCATGCCGCGACCTCCCCAAGCTCGTCGGCAGCGCTGCGGTTGACGTAGGACGTCGAACCACCGTGCCAGGTGACCGGAACCACGCCGATGTTGCCGTGCCGGTTCTTCACCACGTTGATTTCTGCCGCGGTGCGCTCGGCCTGCGGGTTGGACAGGTCGCGCCACAGCATCATGATCTGGTCGGCTTCCTTCTCGATCTCCGAGCTGTCGGCCAGGTGCTTCATCTGCGGCCGCTCTCCGTCGGCCTCGCGGTTCACCTGGGCCAAGGCCACCACTGGGATCCGCAGGTCGCGGGCCAGGTTCTTCAGGCTGCGGGTGATGCTGCCCACCTGCTGGTGCTTCGGTGCGCGCGACATCGATGCGATCTCGATGCGCTGCAGGTAATCGACGTAGAGCGCGCGGATGCCCAGCTGGTGCTTCCACCGGCGGGCCTCACGCACCACCTCGGTGATGTCCGGCGATGGCCGATCGTGGATGCGCACCGGAAGCGCGCCGTACTGCTCGGCGGCGTGCAGCAGCGAGCCGACGTCGTCGTGACGGAACTTGCCAGCACGCAGGCGGCCGACGTTGACGCCGGAGCCAGCCGCCAGCCAGCGCAGGCCCACCTGGTCGGCTGGCTGCTCGCCGGAGATCAGGCCCACTGCCCCACCCTTCGCGCCAGCTGCAGTGGCACCCAGGAGGAAGCCCGTCTTGCCCATCGCCGGCCGCGCACCCACGATGATCAGGTCGCTGTCGTGGAAGCCCCCCAGCGCCTCATCCAAGTCAAAGATGCCGGTGGAGACGCCGATCAGCTTCCCGCCGTTGCGCTGCGCTTCCATGGCCTGAGCCACAGCAGCATCGAGCGCCGACTGCGAGGTGTGTTCGTAACTGCGGTCGGCCGTGTGCAGGGTCATCAGCCGCTGGATCGCGGCGTCCACCGCGTCCTCCTGCCGAGCCTGCGCGCCTTCCTGAAGCTCTCGCGCGATCGCCAAGGCCTCACGGTCACGCCACGCGGCCAGCAGGATCGACGCTTGATAGGCCGGCTGGCTGCTGGGGTACAGATCGCGGTCGACGCCAATCAGCATCGCCAGCTCGCTCAGTCGCGGGCTGCCCATGCGGTCGGCCACGTCCGAGATCGTCACCGCGTCCACCGGCTTTCCGCCGGCGTCCATGCTGCGGATCAGCTCCCACAACTGGCCGTGAGCCTCATTGCCGAAGTGACCCGGCTGCAGCGGCATGTCGGCGATGCTGGACGGGCGGCACATCGCTGTGTGCAGCACCTGGCGCTCGACCTGGTGGATGGCTGCGCGGTGGTTGGCTTCGAGGATCGTCATGCGCTGAGCCTCGGCAGTGCGCCCTTCGACGGCGCCTGGGTTGCGACGGGCTTGGTCGGCGCCTGGTTCTGCGCGCGGCTCAGCCAGGAATTCACGAAGCGCATGGCACCGCTGCGGGTCTTCCGGTTCTTCGGGTTGGAGATCGTCCAGGCCTTGATCGCCCGCAGCTGCTGCAGCACGTCGATGGCCGGGTACAGCTCGGCAAACTCGCGGACCTGGGCCTCGGTGATTTCGAATTCCTTGCCGTCGTTCAGCAGGAAGCTGACGGCGACTGGCGAAGCAGGCTCCGCTGGCAGCAGGTCAGCGGCCGGAGCCGGCTCGGCCGGCGCAGCGCAAGTGGTTTGGTTTGGGTTCTCTCTGGGTTGGGTTGGGTAGGGTTCTGTTTGGGTAACCGTTCCGCTAACCGTTTCGGCAACGGTTTGGAGAACCGTTCGGTAGTCGTTACCCAAGTGCTTGACGTAGTTGAGGATTGCACCAGCCACGCGGGCCTTTGCCTCGCCCTTCGGCAGTGCTTCGAACTCCGCCATGCGGGCCGCCGCCACATTGCCGTTGGCGACCTTGTTCCAACGCAGGAATCCGGGGATGAAAACAACCCCTTCGAAACGGTATGCGAAACCACTTCGAGACAGTTCGGCAAACCCTTCCGAAACCCTTTCCTGAGTCCACCCAAGGTCGGCCATCACGTAGCCGTCGGGGCAGCGGTAGCACCCCAGGCCATTCGAATGCGGCCCGGTCATCAGGTATGAGGCCAGCAGCTTGCCGGCGTCCGTCCACTGCTGGGCATCCTGGCTCTGCCAGAACGCGCACTGGATCTGTCCATACTCACGCATGGCCGGCCCCCTTCAGCAGCTGCAGGCAGCCAGCGATGAACCACAGCGTGCGGACGGCCACCATGGCCTTCTCGGTAGCGTTCATGGCCAGCCCACCCCGAGCTTGGCCAGGGTGTCGCTCAGTCCGTTCAACTGCTGCCGCAGCTCGGCCATGGCTTCGGCGGTCGCCGCTTCCGGGGTGATCAGGTAACGCTCGATCAGGTAGTAGATCGGCGTCACGTCCTTCATTTCGGCCATGTACCGTTCGAAATCATCGATCGACATGCCACGCGGCTTGCCGCTGCTGTCGTTGCCAGCGAGCTTTTCACTCAGCTTGGAGGGAGACATATCGAGCCTGCCGGCCACAGCGGTTACACCCGCGCCGGCATACACCTTGGCCGCAATGTGTTCCCGCAAAGAGCGGTTGCGCGTTAGCCCGTCTTCATAGGTAATTTGTAGGCTTTTCATGCAGTTATCCCGTTGGTGGGAATGCGGGGGAAGACGTTTTCCCCTGCGTTCCCCTGACTCGTTCTGAAAATGGCCGCATCCCCAAATCGGAATGCAGCCCTGTGAAAAAGACTCAGCCGGCCTTGGCCGACGTACTGACGCTCACGCCCATGTGCGGAAAGCTGTTTGTGGTGAAGCGGGTCGGCGACACGGTTGAGGCCAGGCCGACGCGAAAGCCGGTGCCGAAGCCACCTGGTGCGCCCAGCGTGGTGATCCCCTTCCCTGCCCGGCCCGGCCGATGACCGGCGTGGTGGGTGCCCGTCTGCCGGTAGAGTTGGCGGTGCGACCCAACCCAACTACCACCGGAGACGGACATGGAAATGGATACGGCTACGCTGACGCGGCTGGCCTCGGTTCTTGCGGCCACTGCGAAGGCCAACGAAGCCCTGCTATCGGTCCTCATCGCCACGCACCCCGAGCCGGATCTACTGCGGCACGTGTGGGACCAGTCGAAACCGGATTGGATCGAGGAACAGCATGAGACGCTGTTTGCCCAACATGGGCCTTACATGCAGGCGTTTCTCGCGAGACTCGCGGGAATCTCGGGCGAGATCGACGGCGCCGCAAGGCAGTTCCAGCAAGGGGGCTGAACCCGCCGGTCATCGGCGGAGCCTCGTGGGCGCGCCCAGCGATGCGGCGTACTCGTCGACTGCTCGACTGGCCAGGCTCTGCTGTGCCTTCTCCCAAGCGCTGGGCCGCATCAGCCAGCCGAACAAGGCCCGGAAGGCAGCGCGCAGCCAGATGCGAGGGTTCAGCCGGTGGCGGATCCGGGCGTCCATGTCAGGCGGCAGCCCCGGTTTCCGGGGTCTGCCCCGCAGGTTGGGATTGGCCGAAGACATCCGGGCGCAGTTCGCCGCGCGTCACTCGGCCACGTGTGGCGCTGTGAATCGCGTTCGCGAGCTTGGCACTGGGCTGCTTGTTGCCGAGCGCGATCTGATACAGCGTCGCGGCACTGCAGCCTGCCTTTTTGGCCACCGATTCCAGAACCGGGCACTTAAGCGTCCCGGTTCCACCCTTGGATACCGCGTAGTTGGTCAGGTTCATGCTCGGCACATTACCGTTTTGGTTATGGCCGGTCAACACCGTTTCGGTCATTTCGCCATGGAGCGGTACTTGTGACCATTGCCCCCATGGACGCCAGCACAGCCAGAACCGAAAACATGCGCCGCTTGGTCGCCGATGCCGGTGGCCCAGCAGACTGGGCCCGGAAGTTCGGGGGCACCCGCTGGCAGCAGCCGCAGGTGAGCCAATGGATTTCCGAAACCTCACCGAAGGGGATAGGCGGACGACTGGCCCGCGACCTGGAAGTGGCTATGGGCATGGCCCACGGCGAGCTTGACCGGGCCCCTTCCCGGCAGTCTCAGCCCGTGGGAATCGACATCGATACCCTTCGCTCCGCTCACCGGCTGCTGAAGCTGGTGGCGGAAATCAGGGGGGAACCACCTGTCCCGGACATCAACGTCACTGCGTTGGCCGTTGCGTACGAGACGGTCCGCGCAGAGGCAGCGTCTCTGGACGACAGCAACGTTCTCGACTTCATGCGGGCCTTTGTGGCCCGGTTGGACAAGGCAAAGGGAGATGGCGATGGCACTGAGCGAAGAGCGGTTGAAGGAACTGGCTAGCCGTATGGCAAAGGCGATGGGTACCGAAACACCCACGCCACGCCCGCATCTGCGCCTTGTGCCGCTTTCCTCGCCTTTCCGGCAGCTGGACGACCTGACCAGGGAATCCCATTGCCGCATGATTCGGCACCTGCGGCACCGCTGGGGCTACTCGATGCAACTGATCATCGACCAAGCTACGTTTGGCCTCGCCGGTATCGAGCAGCTGGAGGATGAACAGCTGGTCCAGCTGCATCGTGATTTGGAGCGCGCACAAGACTGCATGCGCGAAGGAATCAGTTTCGAGGACGCCGGGCTGCTGCAGGCTCATTTTTAACGAAAGGAGGGCCCTATGGGGAATGGAGTAAAGGTTGGTCTGCTCGCGCTGTCGACGGCACTCGCTGTGTCGCTCGGGCTCAACGCCTACAGTCTGTGGCTGATTGAGGACATAGAGTCCCGCCTTCCGACCTCAGTGGAGGAGCTTGACTGGCGATACCCCGGCTACGTCGATGACATCGAAACGGCGAAGACCAAGATCGACGACTTGGAGGAACGAGCGGACGACCTGGAATCAAAAGTGCGGAATCTGCCCGTGTACTGAGAGACCGTCGGTCGACAGCAAAGCCCCGCTCTGGCGGGGCTTTTTCGTTCCCGCTGGCGGGTCCAGAAATTAATTACCGTTTCGGTATTGACGAGCCGTAACCGTTTCGGTAATGCTATCCCCGTCGGCCCACCCGGGCCATATGACGGGGTTCACCATGGCACTGCAGCCATACAGCGACCGGGCACGTATCGCCCAGCGCAACTGGGACAACGAGGAAGATCCGCGTTTCGACCGGGAACACCGCGCCGAGCAGGCTGCGGATCTGGCCAAGACCTACCGTGCAGACCCGGCCAAGCTCCGGGCGGCTGAGGAACTGACGGCCGGCACCTTCACCGGCACCCACTACACCGAGGTGTCGCTGGCGCTGCACCGGCTGCACCACACCGACCCGGTCGACCTGATGGACTCGGGCGTGCTGCAGGACCTGTACCGGCTGGCCCGTGACGAGGCCGCCGCACTCGACGCGCAGCTGCTGGAGATGGCGCTGCAGCAGGTGGCGGCATGACCGCCGCTGACCGAGCCCTGCACTTCCAGGCGCTGAAGCTGGCGACGGGCTACCTGTTGGCCTTCTGCCTTGGCGTGCTGTTCGCCGTCGTGGCGCAGGCGGTGCTGTCGTGAGCCGCCGCATCGACGTGCTGCAGGTGATCTATGGCACCCAATGCGCGCTTGCCATCGATCTCCCGAATGCCGACCCCGACAACGACCTGGGCCTTGCGCGCGAACTGATCGCCGAAGTCTTCGAGGCAGCTCGTGAAGTGCTGAGTGTCAGTGACTTTCCCGACCTGCTCCACGCCGAAGAGCGCCTGCGCGCCGCTCTGGCCGCGTGCGAACCCACCGATTCCAACCACCAGCAGGAAGCCATCGACGGCATCTGCGCAGAAGGAGAGTGCCATGAAGTCTGATCGTGAAATCAAGCATGCCAGCAACCTTGCGAATGCCTTGGCTGGTCACGCTTGCGCCATTTCGTTCGCTCAGGGCGACGCTCCTTGCCTCAAAACCACGCTGCTGGAAGCAAGCCACCACATCGACACGAACTGCGTGCAGGTCACCCCGAAGAAGGACGGCCTGTTGATTCGTACGCTTCGCGGCGAGGCCCGCTACATGACTTGGCGCGAGCGCATCGCCTACTGGCTGCTGCGCGGCAAGACCGAGATTCATCCTCGCGACAACAGGTACGCCTGATGCGCCTCCTGACCTTCTTCGGCTGCCGCAGCTGGCTCGACCTCGCCGCTGCCCTCGCCTGCTACGCCATCACCGCCGCGCTCGCAGCCGCCATGTGCTGGCCGCTGGCCTGGTCCTGACTTCCCGCCGGCGCGGCCGGCTCCTACGAGAGGCACCACCGATGTTCCAACTCGATCAACACGATGCGGTGTTCTCGCATCTGAACCTGCGGAAGGAAAAGCACGGCGACGAAGACGCGGCCGCTGCTGACCTGAAGTTCTCGCTGAACGCTCCGAACACGATCCTCAACACCATCGACCCGGCCATCCTGCCGGCGTTCTGGAAGAAGGCCGACAAGGGCCAGCAGCAGAACCTGCCGATGGAGGGCAGCACCGACCTGGTGGCGCTGAATCTGCCGCTGCTGGGCGAGCAGGACATCACCGGCAAGTTCGAAGGCTACGAGCTGTCGATCGGCTCCCTGATGGACCACATCGAGCCGGTGTTCTTCGCCGACGCCAAGGTGAAAAAGATCACCTGGAAGCCGCTCGAAGGCGGCAGCGTGGCCATGGGCTTCACCGTCTCGGTGCTGCTGGACGAGGACGAAGACGCAGAGCTGATCTCTGCATGGCGCCGCGGTGAGGTGCGTCTGACCCTCACGCCGCCGAGCGCCGCCCCGCAGCAGGCCGACCTGGCCGCGTAACGAATTCCCCCGCCCTCACGGGCCCCGCGCCGGCCGGGATTCCACGACGCCGGCATTTATCCAACGAGAGAAAAGGGATTTGCCATGTTGAACATCAACGAAGAAGAACTGAAGGCCGGGATCATTTCGCAAGCCGCAGACCAGATCGTCAGGAAGGATGAAGACCTGTCCGGCATGGTTGCGAAGGAAGTGGCCAAGCGCATCAACGCAATCTTTGTCGATCGCGTCGAAGCGCAGATCCAGGCCGCGATTGATGCCGCAGTGAACAACGCGTTCGATGAAGAGTACCAGCGAGTTACGCAGTGGGGTCAGCCCGACGGCCCGTCGACCACTGTCCGCAAGCAGCTGGAGAAGATTGTCAACGGCTACTGGTCCGCCAAGGTGGATGCCAAGACGGGCAAGCCCGCCACCAGCGACTACTCCAGCGTGACCCGCGCCGAGTACCTGATGACCACGATCTGCGCCGAGGACTTCAGCACCGCGATGAAGCAGAGCGCTCTCAACGTGACCGGCGCGCTGAAGGATGGCCTGCGCAACCAGATCGGCAAGCAGATGGACGGGATGTTGGACGAGCTGTTCCGCATCAAGAGCCTGCAGGACCAGGGCAAGGTCGAAAAGCCCTACTGAACCCCGCAAGGACGCACCCGCCCGCCCGGCGGCGGCTCCGAGAGCCGGGCACTTACCCATCGCGCAGGGATCGATCGTTCCCTCCGTGGCCCCGGGATGACGGGGCACCCCATTCCCACATCGCCGGCCGTGCCGGCCGGAGACTTCATCCCATGAATGCCCAGGTACAGGAAGGCCAGCTCGTCCCCGAGGAGGGTATGGCCGCGATGATCAACCGATCAGAAATCGAGCAGCAGATCAGCACCGCCCGCCGCTTTCCCCGCTCGCTGAAGAAGTTCCGCGACGAAGCCATCCAGATGGTCACGCTCAGCCAGAGCATTGCCGAGCAGTGCGTGTATGCCCTGCCCCGTGACGGCAAGACCATCGAAGGCCCTTCTGCCCGCTTCGCCGAGGTAATCGCGTCTGCGTGGGGCAACAACCGCGCCGGTGCTCGCGTCATCGATGACAAGGGCGAGTTCATCATCGCCCAGGGCGTATTCCACGACCTGGAGCGCAACGTCGCCATCACCTACGAGGTGCAGCGCCGGATCGTGGATCGGCAGGGGCGCCGCTTCAAGCCAGACATGATCGGCGTGACCGCCAATGCTGCCTGCTCCATCGCGCTGCGCAACGCGGTGCTGAAGGGCGTGCCCAAGGCCTTCTGGGAAGACATGTACGTCGAAGCACGGAAGGTGATCATGGGCGACATCAAGACGCTGGCCAACCGCCGCGCCGATGCCCTCGCCCACTTCCAGCGCTTTGGCGTTACCGCCGAACAGGTCTGCGCGAAGCTGGGCGTGGCAGGCATCGAGGACATCGGCTTGGAGCACTTGGTCCTCCTGCGCGGCATCGTCACCGCCATCAAGGAAGGCGACACCACGCCGGAAGATGCCTTCGCCGCAGAAGGTGCGCCTGCGCCGCAGAAAAAGACGCTTCCCGCCTACACCGATGAAGCGTTCGCCGCAGCCCTGCCGCAGTGGGAGGCTGCCATCAAGGCCGGCAAGAAGACGCCCGACGCGATCATCACGATGGCGCAGACGAAGGGCGCGCTCAGCGATGCACAGCAGAAGCAGATCCGCGCACTGGGCGAGAAGCCGGAAGGCGAGCAGAAGCCCGGCCCGGCCGTCGCTGAGGAGGTGTCCGAATGATCACCGTCGACCTGATCCAGGGCACCCCGGAATGGCATGCCCACCGCGCCGCCCACTTCAACGCCAGCGATGCGCCGGCAATGATGGGCTGCAGCCCTTACAAGACCCGCAGCCAGCTGGTGCGTGAGTTCGCCACCGGTGTGGCGGTTGAGCACGACGCTGCGACCCTGCAGCGCTTCGCTGACGGGCACCGGTACGAAGATCTGGCCCGGCCGCTGGCCGAGACCATCATCGGGGAGGAGCTGTACCCCTGCGTTGGCGTAGACGGCAAGTTCTCAGCCAGCTTCGACGGTCTGACGCTGCTGGAGGACACCGCGTTCGAGCACAAGTCGCTCAACGAAGACCTGCGGCTCGCCATGCACGACGGGAATGATGACCTGCCGCTGCACTACCAGGTGCAGATGGAGCACCAGATCTTGGTCAGCGGCGCTGAGCGCGTGCTGTTCATGGCGTCGAAGTGGTCGGGCGACGAGTTGGTCGAGGAGCGCCACTGCTGGTACATCCCGAATCCCGAACTGCGCGCCAAGATCGTCGCCGGCTGGGCCCAGTTCGAGGCCGACGTTGCTGCCTACGAGCCCCCGCCAGCGGCTGCGCCCGTGGCTGCCGGCCGCACGCCCGACCAGATGCCAACCCTGCGCATCGAGGTGACCGGCATGGTCACCGCTTCTAACCTGGCCGAGTGGAAAGAACAGGCCATCGCCGTGTTCCAGGGCATCAGCACCGAGCTGATCACCGATCAGGACTTCGCCGATGCCGAGACCACCGTGAAGTGGTGCGGCAGCATCGAGGAGCAGTTGAAGGCCGCCAAGCAGCACGCCCTCAGCCAGACCGAAAGCATCGACCTGCTGTTCCGCACCATCGATGCGATAGCCGAGGAAGCTCGGTCGAAGCGGCTGGCGCTGGAGAAGCGCGTCAAGACCCGCAAGGACGAGCGCCGGACTGAGATCGGCAACGCTGCGCGCCGCGCTGTGCAGCAGCACGTGCTGGCGATCAACGAGACCTTGGGCGAGCACGCAATCCCGATGCCGACCACGCTGGTCGCTGACATCGGCGAGGCGATGAAGAACAAGCGCTCCTTCGCCAGCATGCAGGAAGCCGTGGACGCGGTGGCCGCCAACGCCAAGATCGACGCCAGTCAGTACGCCGACCGGATCCGCGCGAACGTGGTCATCCTTGCTGGCCATGCCGAGCACGCAACGCTGTTCGCCGACCGCGTGCAGCTGTGCGCAAGCAAGGCGCCGGAGGATCTGCGCAACCTGGTCGCGGCACGCATCGCCGAGCACCAGCAGGCCGAGCAGGCCCGGCTGGACGCCGAGCGGGAGAAGATCCGCGAGCAGGAGCAGGCCAAGGTACAGGAAGCGGCGGCTGCAGCCCAGGCGGCACAGGTCCAGCAGGTGCCGGTTGCGGAAGCAGCACCGACGCAGGCCGAGCCTCCCACGGTTTCCAGCGCGCCGGCGGCAGGTGCAGCGCCGCGGCAGATCGTCCGGATCAAGCTGGGCCAGGTTGTGGATCTGATCGCACCGCTGAAGATCGACGCTGAGGGCCTGCGCCAACTCGGCTTCGAACCGGTGGCCACCGAGCGTGGATCAAAGCTCTACGACGCCGACCAGGTCGACGCCATGCGCGCAGCCATGATCCGCAGCCTGCAGCGCCCGCTCCCGCAGATCAACGCGCAGGCCGCCTGATGGACGTGACGATCTACCCCAGCCACGCCAAATGCCTGCGCCGTGCCGGCCTCGCGCGCGCCCAGCTGTTCGCCCATGTGATCGAGGGCAAGCGCTACACCACCGCGCAGGTGGCCGAGATCCTGGACATATCCCACAGCGCCGCATACGAGCGGATCAAGCGGCGCCCTCACCCGCTCACCTGGGAAGGCCTGCGCGGAGATCCGCCGGCATGAAGACCTGCACGAAGTGCGCGGCCCGGCTGCCGCTGCGGTTCTTCCCCCTGATCAAAGGCAAGCACACCGCCGCGTGCGCGCCGTGCCGGAACACCGAGCGCCGCCTGCACGACCCGCTGCGCCCCCTGCGCCGCGATCCGCTGCAGGTGCGGCTGAACAACGTGGCGTGCACCTGGTTTGGCCCTCGCGAGCCAAGCCCGTCTTGGAGGATTCGATGAAGAACCATGACATCACCGGCCAGCGATTCCATCGACTGACCGCTATTCGACAGGTCGGGAACGATCGATCCGGCAGTGCCAGGTGGCTGTTCGCGTGCGACTGCGGCAAAGAGACCACCACTCTGGCAACGCACGCCCGCTCTGGTCACACCCGTTCCTGTGGCTGCCTGTGGCGGGAATCCACCACCAAGCATGGCGAGAGCCGGTCGACTGAGCACCAGACCTGGCGCGGCATGCATGCCCGCTGCACTGACCCGTCTGCAACTGGCTGGTCTATGTACGGGGCGCGCGGCATCAAGGTCTGCGACAGGTGGAGCTCGTTCGACAACTTCCTGGCCGACATGGGCCGGAAACCGTCGCCCGAACTCACCCTGGACCGGATCGACAGCAACGGCGACTACGAGCCCGGCAACTGCCGCTGGGCAACGCTGGAGCAGCAGTCCACCAACCGCCGCGACAACCTGCACCTGACCTACCAGGGCCGCACGCAGACCTTGTCGCAGTGGGCACGCGAGATCGGCATCACCAGGTCCGGCCTGCACTACCGCCTGAAGCGTCACCCGGTCGCGGTAGCAATCGGCGCCGGCAAGAGGATCACCCGATGAATTCAAACCACAACCTGTGGCACGGGCCGGTGAGCCGCGTGCTGCTACGGAGCCACGCATGAGCAAGATTCCCGCCACGAAGGAAGTGACCAGCGCCGCTGAGGCGTTGGATGAAGCAATCACCAAGTTGAAGAAGGCCGAAGATGATTACCTGAAGGTCAAGGGTCTCGGTCAGACCGGCTACAACGTCAGCGTGAATGGGGTACAGATCGCTGTAGCAGTCATGGACCCGATCAGCTACACCGGAAAAGTGGTCCGTGGCAGGGAAATGCTCCACCTCGGCGCACTCAAGGCGATGCAGGGAATGATCGACGCCTGGAAGGCAGAAGTAGTCCGGCGGCGTGCGGTACTGCGGCAGCTGGCGGCTGACCTCGCGGAGGCCGTATGACCAGCATCCACGTAAAGCCGCTGTTCGACACACCGACCCGGCAGCAGAAGGAAACCGAGTCGCGCACGATCGCCGCCGACCTGGAGCGCTTCCGCAAGGCTGGCGGGAAGATCGAGATTCTGGGCATCACCGCGATCGACAAGGCCGGCATCAGCCGCCGGCAGGTCGTCGAGGGTGGCGCTGATCGGCGCAAGGCCGCGAAGGCAGGCAAGCCATGAGCCGCCCCGTCACCCGCCGCGCGCCGCAGCGTAACGGCGGCTTCTCCTGGGGCCGCTTCCCGATGGGCAACACCGGGATCGTCTGCTACCGCCTGTTCCGCCGCGACCTGACCGGCGCGGTGCACATCCAATCCCTGCACTTCTACCCGCACGACCAGCGCCCCGCCGTAGCCCTCGCCCTGCGCGAGGCGTGCCACCGGCTGCGCGATCGCGTCGACGAACTGGACCTTGCCGCACTGGGAGTGACCGCATGAACACCGAACGCATCGAGAAGTTCGTCAACGCCATCGCCTGCGACCTGGAGGAAGGCGGGTTCCGGCAGGTCAGCGGCACCACGCTGCGCCGGACGCTGGCCACCGCCGTGAGCGCTGCGCTGCCGCTGCTGGCCGATACCGGAATTCCGGCATCGCAGCCCGCAGCGCTTGCCGAGCAGCAGGGGGCGGAACTTCCGCCGCTGCCTGATAAGGTCGTAGTGGATAAGCACTTGCCTACGGGGGTATGCATTTATGGATATACCACGAAGCAGATGCAGGACTACGCACGCGCTACCCTCGCCGGAACTGGCAAGCAGCAGGTTGGCGAGGTGCAGGGGAATGCGCTGGTAGGCGATGAAATGGTGCAGGCGTTCAAGGCTGCGCTGTCGCATGCGCAGTTGCCGGGGAAGCCGCGCACGTATTTCCTGAAAGACTCGGAACTGCCCTCGATCCTGCGGGAAGTCCTCGCCGCGCGCCAGCCGGGGGCAGATGAGCCTGGTTCGCCGATGGCAAAGATGGCCGCAGCACTTCGAGAAAAGGCAGCAATAGAACACACGGAGTATTCCCAGCGCGTGCAATCTGGCGAATGGGGCCCTATGCCGGAAGCTGGGACACAGGCCGACTTCTGTCGGTACTGCGAGGGTTCGGGCTGGGATGGAGAAAGCCGAAAGACCAAATGTCCAGCTTGCTCCGGAACGGGCATGCCCGTTCCGCCCGCGCAGGGCATCGACCTTGGGCAGCTGCGCAGCCAAGTGCTGGGGCTGACTCGGCGCGTGGAGCCGATCAGCGGACAGCGATTCTCCTATGTGCAGCTGGATGACGTGCTGGCCCTGATCGACCAGAGAGATGCAGCGCCGGGGGTGGGCAATGGCTGACCTCGCCGTCCTCTGGCTGACGAAATACCTGGTGTTCGCGCTGATCGTCGCCTTCGGCCTGGGCGTCCTGTGGCTGCTGGCCGCTGCATGGCGCGCCGTGCGCTGGTGCTGGTGCCGGGCCGCAAGGCTGGTGTCACATGGCTGAGCCGATGCACGATCACCGCGTCACCGGCCGCGAGCTGGCCAGCCTGTCCGGCGTCGACATTGAGCGCGCTCGGCCGGCGACGGTGCGCACGTGGGAAGCGCGCGGGCTCGCCCTGCAGGCGCTGGCGCGCGGTGACATGGACGAGGCCGAGAAGATCATGGCCCATGCCGGCGGTGCTGCATGAGCGCCCAGCTCTTTCCCCGCGAACCGCGCCGCATGAAGCAGCCGGCCAAGGACGTGCTGCGCGAGCAGCTGTCCACCGCAGCCGACCGGATCATCGAGCTGTCGGCCGAGAACCACGCACTGCGGGAGGCGATGCAGTCCGCCGCCGCCCACCTGTTCACCGCACTGCCGGACCCAAGCACATGAACCTGCTGACCACCGACAAATGGCTGGATCGCTACTTCGATGCCTCCAGCCGGCCCAGCGTTGCCACCCTGCAGCGCTGGCTGCGCGATGGCAAGATTCCGGGCAAGAAGGTGGGCGGCACCTGGTTCATTGATGAACACGCATGGCTCGCCGACGGGGACGACCTGGTCGAGCGGGTACTGAAAGCAGGATAGGAACAATGTCACCACGCAAGCGCAGCGCCGGCCGGCAAGGCTGGCCCGACAACCTCTACCCCAACAAGGGTGGGTTCAAATACCGCCACCCCATTACCCGGCGCGAGACGTTCATGGGCCGGGACCAGGCCAAGGCGTTCGCCGCGGCCAAAAAGCTCAACGCCATGCTGCTGCCGGGTAACGACCTGGTCGACAAGGTCATCGGCTCGCGCGAGACGGTGGCCGACGCGATCGCCGTGTTCCGCCGCGACGACGTGCCAGGCCGCAACTGGGCGCCGAAGACCGCCGAGGTCTACGAAAGCGTCATCCGGCGGACCGAGGCCGGCATCGGCAGTCGCGCAGTGGAAGAGGTCACGGTCAAGGATTGCGCCGAGTTCATCCGCGGCGTTACCGAGTCCGACCGCGCGCGCCAGCAGTTCCGCCTGGTGCTGGGTTGGATCATGGCCTGCGCGGTGCAGGAGGGCTGGATCGACACCAACCCGGTTCTGGCCACGCGCCGGTTCCAGCACGAGCGCAAGCGCGCACGCCTGACCAAGGAGGTCTACTCGGCGATCTGGGAAAAGGCCGAGCCGTGGTTACGGCTGGCGATGGACCTGTCACTGGTGACGCTGCTGCGCCGGGAGGACGTGGTGTCGCTGAAGTTCTCCGACGTGCGCGATGGCTTCCTGTGGGTGGTCCCGCAGAAGACCGAGGGCACCACGCTGGTGAAGTTGAAGATCAAGATCGGCGACGAGCTGGCCACCCTGCTCGCCCAGGCACGCGACACCGTGCTGTCACCCTACGTGGTGCATCGCCTGCCCGATCGTGCGCGGCCGTCGGACAAGCGCGCAGCGGCGCGGCAGCACCACACACAGGTCATGCCCGAGCAGGTGACGCGAGCGTTCCAGGATGCGCGCGAAGCGGCAGGCATCACGGGCGACAACCCGCCCAGCTTCCACGAGATTCGTAGCCTGGGCGGCGCGCTGTTGAGCGAATCGGGTTGGGCCATCGAGCAGGTGCAGGGGCTGATGGGCCACACGTCCACGTCCATGACAGAGCACTATCTGGAAGGTCACGACATTCCCTGGCAGGAAGTGCAGACCGGCAGCGTGCTCGTTCGATAG